TTGCTGCGTCTCTTGCTCTAGTCATTTATAAATTCCTTATGTTTCATAACGGATTACAACAATGCCTGAACCGCCAGCACCACCAGCATATGCAGGGCTAGGGGTATTATTATCGCCAGAGCCACCGCCTCCACCGCCTGTATTTGCTGTGCCAGCAACAGGTGCTTCATCATAATCGCCACCATCACCACCGCCGCCGTTGCCACCAGTACCGTGCTGATTAGTAGCCTCAATCCCGCCACCCCCACCGCCAGCGTAAAATACACCTGAGCCTGTTCGTAGTGAGTTGCTTAGTCCTACACCGCCACTTCCTCCGACTGTAGAGGTTGCATTAGTACCAACTGCACCCGCACCGCCGCCGCCTCCGCCAGAGTTGCCACTAGAAACAGCATTACCACCCGCATTACCTTGGCCTGATGTAGCAGCGCCGCCAGATGCAGATTCAGTCCTAGCTCCGCCGCCGCCAGATCCGCCATTGCCACCGGGCCTATCGGACGCCCCGCCGCCATAACCGCCACCAATCGCTGTTAGCCCAAAAACAGAACTGTCGCTACCAGCTACGCCTTTTGCACCATTACTAGCAGTAGCACCGCCAGCACCGCCACCGCCAACAACAACAGGATATGTACCATTAGATTTTGTTACTTGACCTGTAAGCAAGCCACCGGCACCGCCACCGCCACCGCCTCCGTTTGCACAGCCGCCACCGCCGCCTCCACCCACAATCAGATAGTCTATAGTTTTATTTGACCCTACTGTTACAGTGAAATTAGCAGAAGAAAGAAACGAATGAACTGTGTAAATACCGTATGTTGTTATAACCCCACCTGTTGCAACAAATGGTTCAATATTACTTGAAGCCCCAACGCCAAGAGAAACCCACACGTTAGCATTTGTAGTAGCATCAGTGCAAATAAACGCCTCGCCGCTAGTCGTGTTTACCCACATATGACCAACGGCTGATGGGTTAATAGTAATTGTTGGGTTTCCTGAGTTAAGCGTGTGAGCGAAGCCTACCGCTGGACTCGCCCATGCTGCCGCTGTTGCGCCACCGTTTACTGTAAGAACTTGATTTGCAGAACCAAGTGTGGCTGGTAAAGCTACCTTGCCCGTTGTGCTTATTGTTCCAGTGACTGCAACATTGCCAGCAAACGTGCCGCCTGTACTTGCAGGAACCGCGTCAGCAACCGTAAACGATTTAAACGCCACGACTGCTAGATGGTCGCCAACCGCCGCGCCAGATGCCAACACAATCGACGTTCCAGATGTAGCTGTGTAGTCACTGCCGTTATCCAGCACGATACCATTAAGCGTCACAATAAGATTGCCAGCTGCATAAGCAAGCGTTGCTGAGTTGTTGTCACTGCCAGAAAACGTAGTCTGTCCAGCCGTAGCCGTGTATTCATAATCTAACAGGCTAACGGCACCCGCAGAACTTGCGTTAATCCAACTGCCACCGTCATAAACCTTCATACCGTTGCTAGTAGAGTTGAAGTAAAGCGCACCAGAAACTAACGCATTGCCATCATTATCAACACTTGGCTCAGATGATTTTGCACCCAAATATCTATCATCAAATGAATCTAACGCAGTAGCTGCCGCTGCCGCTGAATTAGCCGCTGCCGTTGCAGATGCCGCAGCCGCCGAAGCATTAGACGCCGCCGCAGACATAGTGCTTGCAACACCAGCAACGGTAGCAATGTTAGATACAACAGTACTTGTTCCTAGCAAAGCTAAATCAGCTACAGCATCAGCCGTTCCAAGCCGACCAATCTCAGTAGCCTTGCCAGCAACAGCACCAATATCAGTAGCATCACCAGCTACAGAAGTTACATTACTTGCTATGCCAGCCACAGTAGAAATATTGCTTGCTATGCCAGCTACAGAAGAAATGTTATTTATATTAGTTGTTGTAGCTAAATCATTAATGTCACTGATAGCGTCAGCAGTGCCAATTAAATTAACAGCAGCCGCATTGTTAGCTACAGTTTGCACCGCAGATGTACTAGGGCCAGCCTCAACAGCACCGCTTGTCTCATTAAAAGCAAGCACTTTACCTTTGCGATCATCAACAGCAGGAAGAACCAACGAAGCAGCAGCATCATAATCAGTAAGCTGCAATGCTCGACCAGCAGTATCTTTAAGATCAGCAGCTATAGCAGTAAGCGTATCAAGCTGTGTATTTAAAGCAGCCCTGTTTATATCAGCACCAGCAGTAAAATCAGTAACGCGCTCAATGGTAATGCTTCGCGTAATAACCACAGTTGCACTAGCAGTTACACCACTTACAAAAGTAACTGTACCAGTAGAGCCAGCACCCCCGCTTACGCCATAATTAGCAGAGTTAGTACCCTCAGATTTTAAAACACCAGCAACGTAAACTTTTAAATCAGTGTTATCAAAAAACTCAAACGGAACTGCAAAAGCAGTTTGCGCTCCGTTGGCATTAGCTGTGTAACTAATCCGTGGGTCATTGTCTGATATATCAATGGTCATAAATCACCTCTTTTTTAGAGGTTTCTAACTAATCCTTAAAAAACTCAACGCACAATTAGTTTCTACCACCCCTATAACCGCCACCCAAAACGTCAGCAATTTCGTCAGTAAAAATTTTAACAGGTAAAGTGCCTGTAAGCGGCAATGTATTACCAAGCATAGCTGCGCCCTTCAAAGCGTCTCCATCAAACAATTCAGCAAATCCACGGTAGCCATCAAGAAGCGTAGAAGAACCAGCACCAGCTATACTTGTTGCAAAATCTGCCATGTTAGCCTCTTGATCAAATTTAGGAGATATAAACTTGCCAAAAAAAGGATCGCCGCCAGCCGCTAATTGAGTTTGCATTGAGTCATAAACTAAAGAACTATGAAGGGAAGCAAGGCCACTGTAATCAAATGCCCTAGCAAACCTATCTCTTTCAGACATTTGATCCCAAATGTAATCCGGTGTTTTCAGCATAATAGAAATGTAGCCCAACCCCATAGCAGCTACCGCACCAGTTACTCTATTCTTTACATGACCTGTAGCATAAGCAGCCGTTACTTTGTTCATGGATGCAAACATAAAAGAATAAAACTGAAAAGGCAGAGTCATAGCACCTGACTCAATTCTTACATACCCTTTATTACGCTCATCTTCTTTTAACTTCTTGCCCCACGGAAGTTTTTGAGCAACATGAATTGGTATAAATACAGTGCCATCGCTCATAATAGGACGATCAGCAGGGGTTGCAGAAACAATAGTGTTAAGAACGCCGCTACTTACAGCCTCTCTATACTTCCTGATAACATTCTTGCTTACACCAGCAGCTTCCCAATCATGTATGTTGGCTAAATAAAATCCATTCTTACGATTTTTGCCGCCCTTCATAAGTTTATAAGGAGCCGTGTTAGCAATTTCTTTCATATCGTCTATCGTGAATCCATAACGAGCCATGTAATCAGATTCATACTTAGACGCAGTTCCATCATTGTGCCGACGAGCATAAGTAATAAGAGTGTGCATCCTCATTGCACCCTCAAATGTTTTAAAGAACTCAGTAATCGGGCCTAACCCATTCATAATGTGTCCAGCTTGACGAGTTTGATTCCACAAACCCGCAGTATCAACATTGCGCGTAAGGCCAGCGTCTAATCTATGATGTGCCGCACCCATAATAATATCTAAGCCTTCGCCTATTTCAGTGCGAACAGCCCTCATAACATCCCTAAATTCTCTATCTGTAAACATACGAAACAAACCTAAGAAAACGTCTCGCGTTTCGTGTTCCATAAGTGTCCGACCAAAATCAGGAATAGAAGCAATGCCAGAAGTGCTAAGATAATTTAATGAAGTAAACTCTTTAAGTCTTTGGGCCGCAAGTTGATCCCAACGCTCTGGGCTTGCTAAAGGCGTACTCATTACTCTGCCTTCAAGAACATTAAAATTAAGACGCGCTTTATCAATCCATCTTTTACTATAACCATCTTTAATTAGTTGATCTTCAATGTTTTGCCACACACCTTTAGGTGTCCTGCCTTCAAATGATTGACTCCAATGATATTTACCAGCTACGCGCTCACTATAGTTTTGCATTGCAGCAAGAGGGTCGTGCATAATAAAATTAAAAACATCTTTGTTAGGTATATCAATCATTCTGTGAGCTAATCTATTGCTGTCAGAAAGAGATTGCATAATGTCTGTTTCAAAAGGGTCTTTATCATTAAGTATTGATTCAACAACATCATCTACAGCATCATCTAAATCTCGCCCTTGAAAAATACTAAGAGTCTTTCGCTCATGAAGTTTGGTTTGTGGATTATAACGTGC